CGTAGACGCCGCGCTGGCGCTGGCGGGTCGTGATCGGCCAGTCGATCGTGTAGTAGTCCTGGCGGGTTTTCATCTCCGCCACGTTCGGAACCTCACTCGACTGGTACTGAGCCGGCAGGTTCTCCGCCCAGCCGACGATCATGCCCGGCGGCAAGAAGGGGTGGATTTTCACCGGCATCCGCTGGCCGCCGTTCAACATGAACGGGTTGTAGTAGTAGGCAAGCGTGCCGCCGGCGGTGATGCCGAAGGCTTCTTCCGGCGTACGCCAGGTCTGGAGCAGCGGCGATCCGCCGGCCGACGCCACGCAGCGGTCGGTGAGGTTCCGCAGGGTCTGGCTGCCGACGTAAAGCACGCTCGGCGAAACCTGCGAGGTGTCCCACATGTTCTGCATCATGTCGTCGACTTCGGTGCAGGTGCCGCGGTTGGTCGAGGTCAGGACCGTGCCCGTGCCAGCCGTACCGGTCGCGAGCGACTTGAAGTAGGCGCCGGAGCCCGACTTGGCCGCCGTGGTGAAGAGGCCATCCCAGGCGAAGGCCCCGGTGTTGTTGCGGCTGCAGTCAGCCGTCACCGCCGAGGCGTTCTGGTTGCCCGAAGAGAGCGAGGTCAGCAGGACGGAGTTGATCGTGGTGATCGCCTGCAGGGTCTCGTTGCCGGTCGTGCCAACGTACCAGGCGTAGCCGACCGCGCCCTGGATGGCGGTCACCGTGGCGGTCAGGTTGTTGCCGGTGGACACCGCCTGAGAAGCCGCCGCCGACTTCATCGACGACCCGCCGTTCAGGGTAAAGGTCTTGCCGTCCTGGCCAGTGATGGTCTTGGACGTCGCCACGCCGCCGGCGACGGACGAGTTGCGATAGCCTTCACCGGTGAGCGCGACCACGATCACCGAGCAGGTGATGTTGATGGTTGCGCCGGTGGAGGCGGCGGTGGCGGTCGTCGGCGTCGCCGGCGTGCCAAGGGCGAGGCTGTTGTTGCCCCAGAGAATGGCGTTCTCTTCCTTCAGCATGGTCTTCTGAAGGAGGCGCATCGCCATCGTGGCCTGCACATCTTCGAAGGTGCGTCCGGCGCTGATCGCCTCGAAGGTCACGGCGTCTTCTTCGCCAAGCGTGGCGTAGGAGGCCGACTGGTTCGAGGTGGCGTAGCTCATGGCGCCGGCGCGCTGACCTTCCGGGACCCACCCGGTGGCGTCGAAGCCGGAACCGATGATGTTGGTGACCTGGCGCCAATTCGTCGCCGTGCCGCCTTCGCCGGCCACGCGCGGAATCACGTTCCGCAGCGGCGTGGCGGTCGGATAGAGGTTCTTCGCCGGCGCCTGGAGGTCGAACGCGACCAGGCCGGTGCCGGTCGAGATGACCTTCTCCAAGTCGTTCGGGGAGACGCCGGCGCGAAGCAGGATCGTGCGGGCGATGTCCTCGTTCGGCGCGGCAAACGACTGGGTGAACTGCTTGCGCAGTTCGTCGGGGGTGAAGTCGGGCATTTTCGGATGCTCCTCTCGGGGCACGGGAAAGAGACCGCGCTCTGGCGGGTCTCCTGTCAGTTGGCCGCAAGCTGGCGGCCGCAGGTCTGGTTTGGGTTAGGCCGCGACCCGGACCGGGAGGCGCATGGACGCCTTCATCAGCTCGTGGGCGCGTTCTTCGGGCGTCAGGCCGGCAAGCCACTTCTGGACGTCCTCGTCCGTCGGGCCTTCGGCCGTTTCGGGGTTGGCGTCCTGCGCCTTGCCGATCACCGCGTGGTTCGACGCGGCGGTGCGCGGCGCAAGGGGCTCCTTGCGGAACTTCTCTAGCGCCTCGTTGATCGCAGCGGCCGTGCGGTCGGCTTCGCCGGCGGCGTGCTTGCGCAGCTCGGCCAGGTCGCCGGCCTGCTTCGCCAGCGTCTCGGCGGCGTCCGAGGCAAGCTTCTTCAAGCTCTCGGCCGCGGTGGCCTTCGCAGCCTTGTCGGCCTCGTCCGCCGGGCAGTTGCCGGGGTCACACATCGCGCCCAGCTTCGCCATGGCGTCGTGCGCCGCCTGGATGTTCGCCTGATCGGCTTTCGAGTTCCGCGCGCCGACCTTCGCCATGAGCGCTTCATCGGCCTTGGCGAGGTCGATGATGGAGGTCGCCAAGCCCATCACTTCCATCTCGGCCGAGGCGTCGATGTCGATGTCCATGCCCTGTTGCTGGTAGGCGTCGACCACTTCCGCCGATTCCTCGGCGAGCATGTGGGCCAGCGTCGTCAGCAGCGCGGCCACGTTGTCAGCCAGTTCGGCCGGCTGCGGGCTCTTGTCGCCCTCGGCCGTCGCTTCCCACGTCACGTCCTGCTGAAGCCAGGTCAGCGCCTCGATGATCTCGCAGAGGCGAGCGACGCTGTAGAGGCCCTTGGTGAGCTTGCCGTCAGCCGACTTCACGATCAGCCGCAGCGCGGCGGCGGCTTTCCCGAGATCCCCGACGGCGGCCATCTTCTCGGCGCTCGGCGGCCCATCCGGGTCGATCTTGTCCTTCCAGGCGGCCACGATCTTCGCCTTGATCGCATCGACCTCGGCGGCGGTGTAGCCTTCCTGGTTCTTCGGCATGTTGATGTACGACCACGCCGCCTTGATGTGCTTGGCGGTGTCGATCGGGTACTTGCCGTTCTTCGGGTCGGCGTACTCGACGTCGCCGTACGGCTTGTCGGCTTCTTTCGCCTTCGCCAGCGCTGCGGCCAGTATCGCCGCGGCGTCCGGCTGCTCGACATGCTCGGCGATCAGCTCTTCGCGCGCCTTCACGAGGTAGTCCTTCGCGCGATCTGGCTTATCGGCGGCCTTGGCCAGCTCGGCGGCGCGAGCCTTCACCTCGTCATTCGTGGGGGCGTATGGCATCGGCGTGTTCTCTCCGAGGTCGGCCTTCCAGAGGTCGATCGAGGCTTCGGGATTGCAGGGGCGATCCACCAAGCTGATCTCGCTGAGCTTGATCGCGGTGATGATCGAGCGGTCGGCCGGGTCCCGCTGGAGCACCTTGCCGCCGATGCTGAAGCCGCCGTAGGTCTTCGACTTGACCTTCGAGATAGCGATCGGGTCGACGACGTGCGCGACGATCCGGGTGAAACCGTCGGCGTCGACTTCGGCCTCTAGAGTCCGTCCAGCGGCCGAAGGCTGGTGCATCTCGCGGAGCGCCGGATAGAGCGCATAGTCGGGCAGCGCCGCCTTCATCGCGCCAGGCGTGACAATCTCGCCGGCGTCATCGCGCGCGCCGGAAGAGGCGACGCCGAACACTTTGATCGAGCCGTCCGCCTGGTCCTCGACCTTGGTGATGCCGCCGAAGATGCGATGGGCGCTCATCGATCAGTTCATCGCGTTGACTTCGAGCCAGCAGATGCTGGCGTCGGTCGTGGTCGTGGTGTTGTTGATCGTCACCGCGATCAGGATGGCGGCGTTCTCGACGGCGGTGGCGTCCAGCGGCGGGACAAGGCCCTCATGGGTCGCACCGGCGATGGCGCCGTTCGACGTGGTCGTCTGGGTGTTCGAGTTGGCCGCGCAATCGGCCGCCACGAGGTCGCGCAGGTCCACCAGCTTGACGTTGGCGATGAGGCCGTAGGCGTCCGCCGTGTAGGTCGTGTTGCTGCCCTGGGCCTGGACAACGGCGCCGGGAGACGGAGCAAGAACCGTGATGGCCATGCGCGGATATCCTCTTCGGGGTGACGGCCGGTGCTACTGGAGGGTCTTCCAAGCCAGCACGATGGAGCCGGACAGCTTGGCCGCCGGGTCGCCGCCGGCGGACCATGTCGCGGCGGCGTTGAAATAGACCGTCTTGGTCCCGCCAACGTCGGTCAGGTACGTGAACGGCGATGCTGTCGGGTTGACGGCTTGCTCGGTTGGCGTGCCGGTGCAGTTCGCCGCGGTCTTGCCGACGTTGATCGACTGGAACGAGGCCGTGCCGGACAGGGCGGAGACGGCGCCCGAGGCGACCACATGGCCAAGGCCTACGACAGGCGTATTGACGTTGATGTTGCCGGCCGTCTGGGTGATCCCGACGTTGATCGCCGAGCCGAGCACGATCTGCGCGCCCACCGGGAAGGTGTAGACCAGCACGCCCAGGCCCAGCGCCGCACCGCCAGCGATCGCGCCCAGCACCGCTGCCGATCCGAAAGTCAGGACCGTCGTGTGATCGTAGAGGTTGCCATATTCGGCGGCCGTGACGTTCGCGCCCGGCGTGCCGACGTTGGCGATGTTGCTGACGACCTGGCAGCCCTCGGCCATGAGGCTGAGAATGTCGATCGTGGCCACGCCCGTGATGAGCGAAGTCGCCGGGTTCGGCGTGTACACCGTCCCGGACGCTGCAACGAACTGGCCCGCGCTGGGGGCGATCATGTTGACGGCCATCAGGGCCTCCTTGTCGTCTTGAGGTGGCGGCTATTCGCCGTCGTCGGTTTCGTCGGCGTCGTCCGCCGGGACTGGCTCGGCCACGCAGGCGCACTTGCAATTCGGATGGCCGGGCTCGGCGTCGTCCCCGCTGGGGAAAGCGTCGTCTAACGCGATCGGCGAGGCGGCCTCATTCTCGGCGCAGTCGTCGCAACACGCGCCGAACGTGATCCACGACTTCTGAAGGTCGAGGCCGCTCTCCTGCCAGGCCGCCAGCTTGCCGGCGCCGTTGGCCATGCTGATCTCGGTACGCGCGATCAGGTCCGCACGATCCTCGCTGAACGCCGTCGACGCCTGTACCGCGTCGGCGATCTTCGATGCCCCGATGTTGTCGTCGAGGCCCTTGGCGATCACGTCGCGGATCATGTCGCGGGTGGACTGGACGATGTTGTCCGGCCCCTGAAGGCTGACGAGCTCGGCCGCGCGCTGCTTGGCGTAGGCGACGGCGCGCTCGAACACCTGGTTGGTGAGATCGTCCGTCGTCTGAACGCCAACGCTCGCGAGACCGAGCGTGGCGCTGTCCTGCGCAACCTCGAACAGATCGTCGTAAGCGGCCGTGCTGATCTGGTCCAACTCCGCCAGGCTCACCGCCTCGGCGATACGCTTGGCCAGCTCGGCGTTCGTCAGCGAGCCAGCGTCGTCAGCCGCCTTGCGGAAGCCCTTGTCCTCAGCCCAGTTTTCATTCAGCGGCGCGTGAACTTCAGGGCCGAACTCAAGGTCGCCGCCGTACGGAATGACCTTGGAAAGGTCCACGTCGCCGGCGCCCAGCGGCTCGACCGTACGGTTTCCGTCGTCCTTGACCGTGACGCTGGAAATCTCTGGCGTGAAGTCGACAGCTTTCCGGCTGTAGACGATGGTCGCGTGAAGCTCCTCCGGCGGCGTCAGGTTCGTGAAACCCTGCCCAGTCGCCCACTTGGTGAATTTAGCCGCACTGTCGGCCGTCAGATTGCGCGACACGTACAGCCCAGCGTCAGCCGCTGCCGCCTTGTGCAGGCCGCGCAACTGCATCCCGACCTCGGCCGCGACCTCGTCACCGCACTTCGCCAAAATCGGCGTCAGCGCCTTGCGGAGCGCCACGGCGTGGCGGCGCGCCTTCGGACGGTCGGCTCTGATCACATCGGGCCGCGCCTTGGCCAGCTTGGCAGCCGGAGCCGGGGCGACCGCAGGCTTGCCCGGCTCTCCCTGGCCGGGCGCGGGCGCTTGGTTGTCCGGCAGCGGCGTCGGCGGCTCTACCGGGTTGATGGCCTTGTCCGCCGCGTCCAGGACCTGTTCCAGCGTCATCGCGCCAGTCGAAGTGTAGAGCAGCGGCTGAGCGCCCTGCCCGTTCGGCAGCGGATCGAGGCCGCGTCCGTCGCGCACCTCGTCGATTATCGCCGAGCCATTGCGCAGGTTCTTGTCGTCGATCTCGGCCTGGACCTTCGGGTCAATGCTCGGCGTCTCAACCCATGCGAATTCGAGGCCTTCTTCGCCGCAATCGTCCTGGATCACTCCCGTGATGAGGCGCGCGATCCACAGCTTCAGGGGTTCCAGGCCTTCCTCGAGGCCGCGGTCCTGATCGTTGTCGGACGTCGACCGGTTCATCTGCTTGATGAACGGCGTCGGCGGAAGCGAGAAGGCGAACGCGACGATGCGGTAAAGCCATTCGTCGAACTCGTCCTTCAGCGGCGGCTGCTTGAAGGGATTCCACGTCGTGCCGTGCGGCAGGAAGAGCGCCTTCTGGCGCTGGCCGATGTCGCCGCTTAGCCTGGCGTCGAGCCAGGTCTGCATCTCCTTGATCTGCGCCGGCTGCCAACCGTCCGGCCCCGTGAGGAAGCCTGCCGGGGTGTTGCCCTCGGTGAAGTAGGCCAGTTGGCCGGTCTGGCGGTTGATCACCGTCTGGATCGTGACGATGATCTGCTCGACCGGGCTGAAGCCCATGACATGGTTCGGGCGACGATTGCGCGGCGAATAGAGTAGATCGTCGCTCGTCAGGTTCGCCCAGACGCGCCCCTTGATGATCTGCTGATACGCCGGATAGGGCGGCAGCGGGCGCCGTCCGGTCTCATCGACCAGCAGCTTGATCGTGTCGCCGGGCACGACGTCCAGGCCGATCAGCTCGCCGCCGCGATTGCGACGCTTCTCGAACGCCGAAGCGTCGAGGGCGAGCAGGTCTTCCAGCGCGGGGCGCAGCCACGTGGCGAACGGCGTCATGCCGTCCGGCTTTTTGAGCAGCTTGGCGATGCGCGCGATCCGCGCGGCCGCGGTCGCGTCTTTTCGCGCCGCCTTCTCGTCCACCGCCTTCACCTTCCAGTCGAGGCGCTCGATCTGATCCTTGCGGGTCTCGATGGCCAGGCGCACCGGCTCGACGTTCGCGAAGGCGCGAAGGTGCGCGAACCCGAACGGCGAGGCCGGGCGCGGCGGAATCTGCGTGTTGACGCTGACCGGGAAGTCCCAGACGCGGACTGGCTCTTCGCGAACCGGCGCGATCGGCTGGCCAGGGGAGAAGTCCGAGTTCGTGACGGCCGGCCCGAGCGCTTGGCCTGTCAAGACCAACGGTCGTCCTTGTTCGTCGACCAGGGAGGTGCGCGTTCCGCCGGAAGGGGGCATGCGATCTCCTCCCGACGGCGGATCAATTCACGAGCGGCAACTTCACCGGTTCTGCGGTATTATGGCGCAAACGCCATTAGAAATCGCCCGGTTCGCCCCCGACATCAAGGGGCATGAGCACGATACACCAACGCTTTGAGCGGCCCAACACGGTCTCGGGACTCGAAGCGAAGCGCGACGAGCTGGCAAAGTACCGCCAGGCGCTAGAGGCCGAAATCCGCAAGGTGACTTGCGACATAGACCACCTTGAAGCGGCGATCCGCCTGTTTGATCCGACCGCTACGCCCAGCGCCGTAAGACGCTACGTCGTGCGCCACAGGGCGAGGAAGGGCGCGGTCAAGGGGTTCATACTCGACAAGCTACGGACGGCTCCCACGCCGCTTACAAGCGCCCAGATCACCGACCTATGGCTTGAGGCGCGAGGGCTGCGGACCGACTGCGACACGCGGATCACCATCCGCAAGCGCATCGGCGCCGGGCTGATTTCCCTGCGGGCGCGCGGCGTCGTGCGGAATGAGGGCGTGTTTGATGGAATGAAGGGATGGGTGGTGGCCTAGCGTTCGAGCGCGGCTCTGGCATAGGTTGGCGGATCAACGGGAGGAACAACCATGCTTCGCACCACCATCGCCGCTCTGGCGGCCCTCAGCTTCGCCACAGTGGCCTTCGCGGCCGATCCGGTTGGCCCGTTCAAGCTGGACGCAAAGGGCGCTTGCCACGCGGCCAACGGCCAGTTCGCGAAGAAATCCTTCTGCGCGGCCAAGCCTGCCGCGACCAATCACTGCAGAGACCCGAAGACCAAGAAATTCGAGAAATGCAGCGTGGCGGGCGCCGTCCCGGCCTAACCGCCGACAGGGCGCTTTACCGTCCCGTCCGCTAAGAGTTGTTTCAGACGGTCCTCAATTAGATTGCGCGCGATTTCGGCTCGGTTGGAACCGAAGATTCCAAGCGGCTCTAGTTGTTTCATCATGTCCAACGCCGGGGGCGCTAGCTTGATCGTGAAGCCGTCCTTGGCCGCCATAGACAATGCCATTGCAATGCGATGGCATTGTCGTACTGTATGCAGCGACCCTTCTAGGGCAACCTTCCACCAGCGAACCACCAAACGCCGGTAAGGACGCTAAACAGGCAACCGCCGTAAGCGGCCACACCCCAAGCGGCGCCAACAGCCCAGCTAACACCGCCGCGCTCGAAGGCTACGCCCAGCGCGTCGCCGCCGCGCTTGAAGCCAAGAA